AATACACATAGTATTTGTATTATCAAATGAATATTGTCCGGCAGTGGTGTTGACAAGATAAGTGTAACTTTCATTAGTAAGATTTTGATACAAAAAGTCTTCAGCACGTAAAATATGTCTAGTGACGGTATGCCATTCAGAACCTCTAAAAGATTTTTCTTTATAGTTTCCATATGCACGTATGATCTGTGGAGTAAAATTAACAACTCCACCATCATAAGGTCCCTGTTCACCAGGAGTTAATTGGAAAGTAAAGGCAGTTCCAGCAGCATTTAAGGTAGTACCTATGTACCTAACTCTTAAACCCATTGAAACTATTCGGAATGATTTTCCATTAGTACCTGTCCCAGGAGTAAAATCTACATTACCATATGGAGAATCAGAAACATAAGAATCGGCAGCTAGGATTGACGGATAATTAGCAGATCCAGCCTTTGACGCATAAAGACAGGGAAAGTCATTAGCGACAGCTCCAGCTGGTCTTAACATAACCCATCCATAACCGAATTCATTGGTTGTAGCAACTGCAGTGATTTTTGATACGAGTTGTTGATGAGGCAAAGTAGGTAAAGCAGGTAAGCTTCCAGGTTTATCTAGGAAAGGATCAGAATATAATGAAGCCCATCTGATATCGTCTTTAGAAGCGGTGATTTCATTACCACCCATTTTAGATACATTTTTAACTAAATTGTTGCTCATATTTTGTATAGTCTTAATAGTAGATACAGGATTAATTGACGGAAGTATTTTGGGACGTCTAGGAATGGTCGCTGTCAATTGATTCAAAACTTTTTTCATAGCTTGGACTCTATTTACAGGTTGTTTGTTTTTGTTTAATTTGTTTTTGTTATTCATATTTAGGTTGCGGGTTAATTAAAACCCAAGGATTAGTTGAATCTCTTATATTATTTTATTCAATTAAATGAGATGTCTAAATTTAATTCTAACTACATTATGATCGAGTCATGGTATTATTTACTTTTCGTTTTTGTTAACGGGGAAGAGAAGGTGATTTGAAAACAAACCCCAAAGTTATAATATATAATTAAACGTAATCGTACATTAATTTATTCATTATTGGATGCGTATAAATACAAGGAATATCTTTAATTTGTTTCAAAAAAGTAATATAACTATGCATATCAGTTTCAGTGATACTATATCTTTCCATCATGAAATGATTAAAAACTTCATCTTTAATATACGTCTTGTTATCAATAAATACATGGTAAGGATTAAGTTTAAGTTCTTTAGTAGGTGATTCAGTAAGTCTATATATTTGTTCTTCAATAGCTTTGTAAAACCAATTAGTTCTACCTACTTCTCCATATCCTAACCACTGAGCTCTAAGTAACATTTTAACAGCTTTATGGTAAGGTACTTGAGGAAACACTAAACTTGGATTGGTTAGTACTTTTCCAAATTTTAATAAGAAACTAGGTAAACGTATCCAGCTTTTCTCTTCATAAAGGTTATCTAGAAAAGTTCCTTTTAAAAAAGTCACATGTTCACTTGCACGGAATTTAACTTGTAAACCAAATAATCCAAAAGCTTCAGCATCATTCCAACAATTTATAGCTGCATATAGATTAACGAGGGAGTTAGCTAAACAAGTTGCAGGTTCTCCTGTCAAACGCATTGAAAATTTTTTCTTGTTCCAAAGTTCTTGTAATTCTACATTAGCTCCTACATCTTTAGCTCTATAAGCTTTTCTTAAAGGTTGAAAAGGCACTATGTCTTGGTTATACATATCTTCATAAACATCAGCTACTTTATCCATATGCAAAGATCTCAGATAAGAAGGGAATACAGACAAAGCTTCTCCTCTTTTTTGTGAGGCATCAAACTTTGAGTACTCTGTTTACCAAGATCCTATAGCTGGGTCATAGAACAAGGAGTCATCTCCCATAACCATAACACCTTTAAATCCATTACATAGCCAAAAGTTCCATACTTTATCCAAAGTTTCAGCGGTAGCCCCGCAAGCAAACATAGGATAAATGGTTACATCTCCTAGTAAAGTTTTGAAAGTAAATGGATTGAAACCATTGAACATCTTCTTGACAGCTTCTTGAACCAAATGAATTTCATATCCTATTTCATATAAGTAAAAAGGTGATACATTAGCTATAAAACGAGGTACGAATTTGTCAGTTACTGGAATCATTTCATCAGTTTTACAGAAAACTTTAGTTCTTTTATCTACTAAATTAAAAGATGTTTCAAGTTGTAGTTCTATTTCATTCAGTCTCTGTTGTTGATAGAGCTTTAAACTATTTCTCCATTCTTCTCTGGTTATATTTTCTTCTATATCACAAGGAGGGAAAAAATCTTTAGCTAAATTCCAAACATTTTC